GTAAAACATTTAATACTTTAATTAGTGATAAAGGTTTATTTTATCAGGTAGAGGTTATATTTGAAAAGAAAGGTAAAAAAGTAAATAAAGTTATTTTTCAAGATTCTTTAAAATTAATACCATTATCTGTTGATTCAATAGCTAAATCTTTTAAACTACCTATATCAAAATTAAAAATAGATTATGATTCACATAATAATTTACCTATTGGTTCACCTTTAACACCTGAAGAAGAAGAATATATTAAACATGATGTACAGATTGTAGCTCATGCTATTGAGTATTTTTATTCACAGGGTCTAAATAAAATGACTATAGGTTCATGTGCATTAAGTGAGTATAAAAAGATAATAAAGAAAAGGAATTTTGATAGATATTTCCCAACACCAAAATATCATGATGATGTTAAACAATCCTATAGAGGTGGATTTACATATTTAAATCCTGATTATACTGAAAAGGATGTTGGAAAAGGTATTGTATTAGATGTAAATAGTTTATATCCTTCTGTTATGTATGACAATTATTTACCATTTGGAACACCAATATATTTTAATGGTAAATATGAACATGACCCTATTTATCCAATATATACACAAATGATAAGATGTCAATTTGAATTAAAAGAAGGGAAAATACCAACAATACAAATTAAATATGGTTATAGTTTTAGAGCTAATGAATATTTAACAACATCAGGTGATACTGAAGTAGTATTATGTTTAAATAGTGTTGATTTAGAGTTATTTTTAGAACAATATGATGTATATAATTTAGAATATATATCAGGATGGAAATTTAAAGCTACAAAAGGATTATTTACTGATTATATAGATAAATGGTCTAATAATAAAATACAAGCCAAGAAAGATGGGAATCATGGCTTGTACTTAATATCAAAGTTATTTTTAAATTCATTATACGGTAAATTTGGAACAGATACAAGAGTTAGAAGTAAAATTCCTTATTTGGGTGAAGATAATGAAATACATTATAAAGATGGTAAAGCTGAAATAAAGAATGGTGTTTATATTGCTATGGCTAGTTTTATAACTAGTTATGCAAGAAAAAAGACTATAACATCAGCACAAAGAATTATGGATAATAATAAAAATGGATTATCTAAAGCTCAATTTGTATATGCTGATACTGATAGTTTACATATAGTTTTAAATGGTGAGGATGAAACAAAATTTTTAAATGATAGTAATTTAGATATATCTGATACTAAATTAGGAGCATGGAAATTTGAAACTAAATTCAATAGAGCTAAATTTTTAAGACAAAAGTGTTATATTGAAAATTCAACAGAAGATGTTTTAAATCCTAATCCTGAATATAATTTAAAAATTACAGTAGCTGGTATGCCTACAGATTGTCATAAATATGTTAATTTTGATAATTTTAATATTGGAGCTTCTTATAAAGGTAAAAAGCAACCAAAGATTGTGCCAGGGGGTGTTGTATTATCTGAAATTGACTTTACTATAAAAAGAGTATAAAATAAATATAGAGAGATAATACTAGTTTTCATATTTAGGAATCTATTATGACCAATGGTGAAGAGCTACATAGTAGATATTGGGTTGGTTACCTACTAAATAAATTAGTTTTATCTCTCTTTTAATTTGGAGATGGTTATAATGAAAAATAAAATAGATACTTCAATGTTTTGGGATTGTAAAAGAACACTTACACATAATACATTAATTAATATAATAGTTGGTAATCGTGGTGGTGGTAAATCTTTTGGAGCTAAAGAATTAGGTATTGATAATTTTATAAAGAAACGAGAACAATTTGGTTATATAAGAAGGTATAAGGATGATTTAAAAGAACCAATGATTCAGTTTTTTAAAGATATAGAATATAAATATCCTGATTATGAATTTAAAACTGATTCTAAATACTTTTATTGTAGATTAAAACCATCTGACCCTAATGAAAAATGGACAGAACAAGATATTTGTGGTTATGGATTCACGTTATCAACAGCAAGTAATAAAAAATCAATTTCTTATCCTAATATAACATTATTAATATTTGATGAATTTTTAATTGATAAAGGAAATCAAAGATATTTACCTGATGAACCTGTAAAACTATTAAATTTATATGAAACAGTAGCAAGACCCGGAACAGGTCATCCTAGAGTTATATTATTTATGTTAGCTAATGCTATAACAATAACTAATCCTTACTTTTTATTTTGGAATTTAAAAATGCCTATAAAACAAGATAAAAATGGAAAATGGATTTGGAAACATCCAAACAGACCAATATTAGTTGAGGATGTAAGAAATGAAAAATTTATTGATACTAAAAAGAATAGTGAATTTGGTAGATTAATTGATGGAACAAGATATGCTGATTATTCTATTGAGAATAAATTTTTACTTGATGATGATAAATTTATTGAAAAGAAAACACCTAAATCAAGATATTGGTGTACGTTTATTTATAAAGAAAATAGTTATGGTATATGGATTGATTCATATGAGGGTAAAATGTTTGTATCAAAAGATATAGACCCATCATATCCAATAATATATTCTATTACTATGAAAGACCATTCACCAAATACATTATTTTTAAGAGATAAATCAAGAGCTGTTAAATTTAAAGTGTTTATGGAAAATTATAAATTAGGTAATGTTAGATTTGAAAGTATTAATATAAAAAATATAACATATGAAGTTATACAATTATGTATGTACAAATTTTAACTAAATATCACAATTTATATTAAATGTCAATAATTTTATTGACATTTTTTATTTTTAGTTATAAGTTATGGATGTAATACAAAATTATGAAATGGGGTGATAATATGGAAGAACTAATTAAATTAATGGTTGATAATGGATTATCTGTTGTTTGTGTTGCTTATTTAATATATTTTCAACTAACAACTATGAAAGAAATGTTAAAAACATTAGGTTCTATTAATGAAAGACTAACAATAATAGAATCACATATTGGAGTTAAAAATAGTTAGGAGCTGATTTTATGGAAAAAGAGATTGAAGAAAAAGTTGAAGTAAAAATTACTGATGTTGGTGAAGTATTAGAACTTACAGCTGATGAGGATAATCCTGTATCAGATGGAAAGGAATTTAAAGAATAATGACACCACGTGATTATTATTTATCTGTAATTGGTAAAAGATTTGATGAAGATGGAAAGTTTGGATGTCAATGTGTTGATGGATTCAAACACTTTTGTAGAACTCAATTAGGATTAATATTAGGTACAATATGTAATCCAACAGGATATGCAACATCAATTTGGGATAATTTTGAATCATTAGGATTAGATAAATATTTTGATAAAGTAAGAGCTGATTCTATGGTTGATGGTGATTGGGCTATATGGTCAATGAACTCAAGAAGCTGTCCTTATAGTCATGTTGCTATGTTTAGAAAAGATAATAATTCAGGTAGAGGTATATTTTTAGGTCAAAATCAATTAAATCATCCTGAATTTACACAAATTAATATATATTATGATGGTTTAAGAGGTGGATTAAGACCTAAAATATATCATGCTAATGAATATATAAATATACCACCATCAATAGAAGCTAGAAATATTTATAATGTAAATACTAAAAAACAATTCGCAACAATCAAACCTAAAAAATTTGGTGGTCTATCTTATAAAATATTATCATATCAAGAAGGTAAAACATATGCTGAAATAGAAACACATGATTATGGAAAAGTGTTAGTTAAAATAACAGCTATGACACCTATCACAAACACACCACAATATTCACATGGAAATTATTAAATAAAGGAAAATAAATATGCAACCATTACAAAGGTTATATGATTCAGATGGAAATGAAGTTGCTTTATTTCCAATGGAATATATGTATTTATCACCAGCTAGAGACCCTGATGAACATCAACTACTTGCTTTAGACTTTTTAGGATGGAATGCTTTAGGTAGAGCTTATGATTGTCCTTGTTATGCTCCATTTACAGGTAGAGTTACTTATACAGGTAATGACCATAATATGATATTTCAAAGTATTAATCCTGTAAGACTCGCTGATGGAACACTATCTAATTTAACAGTATTAGTTGCTCATTCAATGACAGCTCCACCTAGTGTTGGTACAGTTGTTGGTCAAGGCCAATTATGGTATCATTCAGGAAATTATGGTCAATCGACCGGTGACCATCTACATATAGAAGTAGCAAGAGGTCATGTTAGTTGGGATTCATCAGGTATGCATTTAAATAATCCTAGTCATTTATGGGATTGTTTATATGTAAATGATACTACATTATCAAGACCTAAAGCTTATAATTGGAGAGAATTTCAAGGTGGTGTAATTCCATCAACTAAAAAGAAAACAGGTTATAATTTTGTATTATTTAATAGGAAAAGGAGAATTTATTTACATGGATAAGAATGAATTTTTAGAAGCAATTAAACAAATAGGAACAGAAGCTGATGAAGTACAAAGAAGAACAATGCTAACTGAATTATCAGATAAAATATCAGGTATATTTGATTCTAATACTGAATTAATGGAAAAGAATAAAAGTTTTGAAGAAGATAACGAAAAATTAAGAAGTGCAAATATGCAACTATTTTTAAGAGTAGGAGCAAATAAAACTGAAGAAGAAATCCAAAAGAATCAAGTAGGAGATACAGATTCTGTAAAAGAACCTCGTAAATTTGAAAATCTATTTGATGAAAATGGAAATTTAAAATAAAGAAAGAAGGAATGATTATATGAATTTACAAGAAATTTTAAATACAATTAGAGATAATGCTTCTGATATGTATCAAGAAAGAATACCTGAAGCAACAAGAAATAATATTACAGATATTCAAGAAGCTATGACAGACCCAAATAATGCTGTTGTAACTAATGAATTTATGAGTATGTTATTAAATTTAGTTATTAAACAAGTTATCCATTCAAAATTATTTTCTGACCCATTAAAGAGTTTAAAGAAAGGTAAAAAACCTTTAGGTGATACAGTAGAAGAAATATATGCTAACTTTTTAAAAGCTAAACAATATGACCCAACAGGAGCTGAACTTTTAAATAGAGAATTACCTGATGTTAAAGCTGTATATCATAGAATGAATAGACAGGATAAATATAAAGTAACTGTTAATCCTGAATCATTATTTAAAGCTTTTGCAAGTTATGATAAATTACAAAGCTTTATTGCTAATATCATTAATAGTTTATATAATTCTTCTGAACTTGATGAATTTGTATTAATGAAGCAATTAATCAAACAAGCTATGGAACAAAATGCTATGAAAGTAGTAGAAGTTGCTGACCCATGTACAAGTGAGGCTAATGCAAAAGCATTTATTAAAGTTGTTAAAACTGTTAGTGGTGATATGACATTCCCTAACTCAAATAACAATGCATGGTTAACAGCTCAATCTACAGATACTAATCCATTAATTACATTTAGTAGAAAGAATGAACAAGTTTTAATTCTATCAAATCCTACAGATGTAGCTGTTAATGTTGATGTATTAGCTTCTGTATTTAATATGTCAGTAGCTGAATTTAATGATACTAGAAAAATCATTATTGATGCATTCCCTGACCCTGATATTCGTGGAGCTTTAGTTGATGAACAATTCTTCCAAGTATTTGATGATTTAGTATTATTCAAAGACTTTGAAAATAGTGAAGGATTATATAAAAATTATTATCTTCATATTTGGCAAACACTTGCTTATTCACCATTAGTAAATGCTGTTGTATTTAAAGTTGGTGGTAGTGATAAAGATTCTGATGCTACTGTTGAAACTTTTGATGTTACATATACATTAAAAACAGGTGTTAAATCATCAAATAAGAGAAAAACAGCAACAGAAGGAACTAGATATTCAACTACATTATCAGGTGTAGGTGAAAGTGATACAGTAACTGTTCAAATGGGTTCTGATAATATAACTGATGATGTATATGATTCAGAAACAGGTGTTATTGTAATTGATTCAGTAACTGATAATGTAACAATTACTGTTGCTTAATTAAATAAAGGATGGTGGAATAATCCATCATCCTTATTTTTATAAAGAAAGGAGATTAAAATGAAAAAATATTGTTTAAAACATTTACCACATTGGGTTTTAACTGATACATTACCAGCTTTTTATGATTGTGAATCAGCAACAGCTATTCAACAAACAGCTAAATTATATGGTAAAATTCAGGAATTAATAACAACATATAATGATTTTGTAAGAGATGTTAATAGATATATAACTGAATTTGAAGAAGGTATTATAAAAGATTTTAATTGTTTTCAAAATTGTGTTATTAAAACAATGAATGATTATATAGAATCTATTGATACGAAAATAGAATTACAAGATAATAAAATTCAAGAAGCTATTGATTATATGAAAAATAATCTAGTTAGTACAGTAACAACATTATTTAATCAAGCTATAACAAGTGGAGATATTACAGCTAATTTACTTGAAACTTATGATTCAAATGATGAATCATTAGTATTAAGTATAGTAGCAAGTGAAGGGAGTGGTGACTAATGTCTGATATAGTTACTTTAAATGGTTATAAAATTAAGGATGAAAAAGCTGTTAGAAGCTATGATACAGTAGCTTCAATGAAAACTGATACTAAATTAAAAGAAGGTTATCACGTTAAAACTAAAGGATATTATGAAGCTAATGATGGTGGTCATGGTGAATATATTATTGTTGATGATGATACATTAGTTGATGATGGTGGTTCAATTCATGTTTTATCTAATGGTTTAAGAGCTAAATTAATAATTAATGGTGGTATTAATATTAAACAATTTGGTGCTTATGGTAATGGAATTAATGAAGATTCAAATTGTTTTCAAACAGCTATTAATTATTTAGCTAACATTATTAATAGCTCTGATATTGCTAATGAAAATATAATTAATATTCCAGCCGGTAAATATAAAATAAGTAATAAAATAGTTTTATCACCATTTGTTAAATTAAGAACTAAAGGATTTGTTGCATTATTATCATATGTTGATAATGGTTCAACAATACATATTTGTCCAAGTGCAAATGATTTACAACAATCAATTGGTGATAGACAAGATTGGTTTAGAGGACCTATTATTGATGGTAATGGTGGTTTAATTATAAAATACATGGGTGATGATAATTCTAATGCTATTGCTATTGAAATTGGTTTAAACAATAATGATTTAGAAAAAACTATTGCTAGATTTAATTTACAAGAATTTAGAATACAGGGATTTAATATTGGTATGTTATTTAATAGATTCCATGTATATATTGCTGAAATGAGAAGAATAAGTTTTGAAAATAATACTATAGGTGTTCAGTATTCTGATGTTGAGGGTGTACCAATTGATTCAGGTGAAAAATTATCATATATTGAATGTTTATTTTCAAGAAATGAAATAGGATTAAAGTGGTTAGCTCAAGGATTTGATTCTTATTTTGTAAATACATCATTTGATTTTGTTGATTGTATTTTTTATGACCCATATAATAAAGGTTATAGATTTATTACTGTTTTAAATTCACATTTTGAAGGTGTAGGAATAAATAATAAACAAGATTCAACTATTCCAAGTGGAATTGTTTATGGTCAAATGCGTTCTTCAAAGATTAATATAATATCATGTGATGTTTACTTATCTAGGGAAGATTATTTATTTTATTGTAATAGCTCCCTTTCACCTGATTATGTATTAACTTTTACACATAATAAATTAGGTTATCCAAGTGGTCAAAATAAAAAAGGATTGTATTTCCTAGCTACTAATAACATAACAATTTTAGATGGAATCAATAATTCTAATGTATATGGAGAGTATGCTAAATTCTTACAATTAAAAAGTATGATTTATAATTATGATTTTTCTGATATGGATTTAGGAGAATTTACTTATGATTCTACTACTAATAAAATTGGTAAATTTAATGTTATAAATAAAAGTGTTGAAATAAGTAATACAATGAATATTATTAATAGCCCATTTGGAAAAGCTTTACAAATAACTAAAACAACTAGTAATGATGTTTATTTTAGAATGAATACAAATATAATTCCAATAGTTAGTGGTAGAAGTGTAATTGTTAATTTATGTAAAAATATAATATCACCATCATTAATTACAATTAAATATTATGATGAAAATAAAGATTTAATGGGTCAAACTAATGATTGGCATTATGAAACAAATCAAAAAGATGGTGATTTATATATGAGTGATTGTGTTAAAAGATTCTATATACCAAATAATGCACATTTTATTGAAGTATCAATTTCAAACAAGATTCCTAGTGATGTTAGTACATTAGAAATATATGGTTATTTCATTCAATATGAATAATAAAGAAAGGATGATAAAATGGAAAAATATAATAAATATCATGAATCTTTAAATATAGATTGTTGTGATAAAGAAATAAATAAACCAAAAGCTAAAAATAATTGTTGTTGTGATGGTGTTAATTTACCATCACACAACAATGAGATAGAAGTATTAATTAAACAACTAAAAAGAGAAGTAAAAGAACTATTACAAACAACTCAAGCTAAATTATTATGTCAAGATAAAAAGATAGCTGAAACAATGGTATATATTAAAAATAATTTATCTAATGCTATTAGAGATTTACTTGATTCCATGCTAACATCAGGTGAATTAGATGAAATAATTGAATCTATAATTACATTAGATGTTATTATGACTTATGATACTGTTGCTGATATGAAAAATGCTACTCTAATTAGTGGTCAATATGTACAAACTTTAGGATACTACTCTATTAATGATGGTGGTGCCTCAACTTATTATATTAGAGAATTAGGTTTAAATGAAACATCAGATAATGGTTTACTAATATCATTAGATTCTGGTTTAGTTGCTGAATTAATTATTAGTGATGAAGTAAATGTTAAACAATTTGGTGCTTATGGTGATAATATACATGATGATACTGAATCAATACAAAAGTTATTTGATTTATTTGATAAAACAAATAATTGGATACATATTGAAAAACCTGAATTAAATATTGAACAAGATTTTACAGGATTTAAAATTGTATTTCCATGTGGTAAATATAAAATAAGTAATGTAAATGTAAAAGGTTACAATTTAGATATTACAGGTAATGGTATTATTAATGGTACATTAACATTAGGTGATGATACTATAAAATGGTATAATACTAAAGTTAGTAATATTACATTTGTTGGTTCTACAAGTGGTATAATACTGAAAAACTTCAGAAATGGTATTATTGATAATGTAAGATTTAATGATTGTACTAATGCAATTTATTTACCTTTACAAAATCATGATTATCAACAAGCAACAAGAAGAATAAAAGTAATTAATTGTCATACTAAAAATATAACTAACTTTATTTATAGTGATGATACAACAGGTACTAATACATTTGCTGATTTTATTATTACAAATAATGATATATCACTAACAGGATATGTTATGTATATTCATCAAATGGACGGTGTATTATTTAATAACAATACTATATTTGGTGGTAATAAAGATATATTTATTGAACATGGTGTTGAAATGACATTTATTAGTAATCAATTCTTTGAATCATTAGATACTTGTTTAAATATTAAACAATTCCAAAATTTAATTATTTCAAATAATAATTTTGCTTATAATTCAAAAGATAATTTACATTCATGTATTTTACTTGAAAATGGTGATACATCTAATGATATTTATTCTTCATTTAATATAAGTAATAATAACTTTTTACAAACAACATCTAATGCTATTAAAGTAATTGATACAAATACAGGTAATATTAGTGGAAACACATTTACAGCTGTTGGTAATAATCCACTTGCTAGTGTAATAAGTACAAATAATGATAAATATGGAATTATATGTACAAATAGTAATTATGTATTAGCTAATAATAATATTTCTGTTGGAAGTTTACAACCAAGTTCAACATTAACAATTAATAGTGATGATTATGGTTCTAATAACTTTATTGTTCCATTATATGTTGATAAAATTAATGTATCAGGAACATCACCATTTACAATAACTCAATTTAATGGTGTATATTGTAATAAAATTATTCAAATAGAAGTGTATGGAGAAATTTATATTACAGATAGTTATAGTCAAAAGACTTTATCAGCTGGTATATATGATTTACATATAAATAATGGATATGTTACTATTTTAAATTAGAAAGAAGGTTAATATATGGCTAATCCAATAACAAAGGTATATCTTTTAGATGTACCTTTGGAAAATGATTATAAAAATACATTATATTTTGCTAATGCTTCAGCTCAACAAACATATTTTCAGAGTAGAATTATAACATCATATAATTATGATAATTTTACATATCAAAGAAAAGACCAAATTATTAGAGTACCAGCTCACTATGATAATATTTATAAATGTAATTATGTAATGTATCAAAATAGTGCTTATTCAAATAAATGGTTTTATGCTTTTGTAACAGATTTAGAATATATAAATGATGGTAGAACTGATATACATATTGAAACAGATGTTATTCAGACATGGTTATTTGATTATAATGTAAAAGCTTCTTTTATTGAACGTGAACACGTTTCAAGTGATACAATAGGTGAACATACTATTCCTGAAAATTTTGAAAAGGGTGAATATATATCAGGTGGTAAACAAACAACAGATATTAATGGTGCACATCTTGTTATATCAGCAACTTATGATTGCTTTAATGATAAAGACGCCGGTAGTTTTATAAATGGTATTTATCATGGTACAGATTATTTTTTAATTGGTACAGTTATGGCTGAAGCCGGTATTAGTTATTTTCTTGATACTTATGCTAAAGCCGGTAAAGTTGATTCAATTACAGGTATGTTTATGGTACCTGATGAATTAACTAATTTTGATAATATTTCATGGGATTATATGCAGACAGGGAATCAATCTTTCTATCCATATAAAAAATTAACATCTGAAATATTAGGACTAACAACAGCTAAAACAATGACAACAAAATCAATATATAAACCATATAGTACAATAAATGGATATACACCAAGAAATAATAAATTATTTACATATCCATATATTTACTTATTAGCAAGTAATAATAGTGGTGCTAATGCTGTTTATCAATATGAATTATTTAGTACACAAAACTGTGAATTTACTGTAAAAGGAGCTATTACACCGGGTACATCAGTTAAAATGATACCATCAAATTATAAAGGTGTTGCTGAAAATAATGAAGAAGGTTTAACAGGTGGTAAATATCCTGTATGTTCATATAATACAGATGTTTATACAAATTGGCTAACTCAAAATAGTGTTAATATAGGTGTATCATTAGCAACAGCTGGTCTTGAAATAGCCGGTGGTGTTGGTATGATGGCTTCAGGAGCTGGAGCTGTTGCCGGAGCCGGTGCTGTTGCAAATGGTGCTTTAAGTATAGCTAATTCAGTAGGTCAAATATATCAACATTCTTTAGTACCACCTCAAGTACAGGGTAATCTAAATTGTGGGGATGTTACATATTCTTCAGGTAATACTGATTTTACATTCTATCAAATGCACATTAAATCAGAATATGCTCAAATAATTGATAAATACTTTGATATGTTTGGTTATAAAGTAAATATGGTAAAAGTACCAAATTCAAATCATAGAAGTAGATATTGGTACACTAAAACAATAAATGTTAATATTGATGGTGATATACCACAAAGAGATATGCAAAAGATAAAAGAATCATATAATAATGGAATAACATTTTGGAGAAGTGCAGCTGATATTGAAAACTATTCAACAGCCAATGGAATAGTTTAGAAAGGAGATTATTATGAATGATTGTCAAAATAAAAATTATAAAATGTTAAGTTATCAAAGTGTAGCTAAACAAATGAATAATAGAGTTTATACACACTATTATTATAAATTAATGTTAATAGCAAGAAGTTTATTTGAATGGAAAAACTTGCCTAATGGTCTTAATGAAAAATGGATTGAAAGGTATTTATTTAGTGAAGGTTCATGTGTATTTTATAAAGACCCTGTTATTGGTTATATGGTGGCTCAAATAGGATATACAGGACAATTAAATTATTATGATGAACCAACTACATTAAGACCCTATGCAACTAATTATTTATATAATAATCCTGAAACTGATGATATGTTAGAAAATAATGTTGATTGTGTTATTATTAGAAATAATGCTGATTGTATTCCAACATTCCCAACAATCCAATTATATAGTGCTGATTTAACTAATATTAAAAGAACTATTGATACGAATATTGAAGCTCAAAAGACACCTGTAATAGTTAAATGTAGTGATAAACAAAAGCAATCATTTAAACAAGCTATTAAACAAAAGCAAGATAATGAACCTGTTATATTTGCTGATAAAAATTTAGATACAAATGATTTTTCTGTTCTTAATACAACAGCCCCTATTGTATTTGATAAATTACAAGTACAAAAGACTAATGTATTAAATGAATGTCTTACATTTTTAGGAATTAATAATGCTAATACAGATAAAAGAGAAAGATTAGTTACAAATGAAGTTGAATCTAATAATGAAATGATACAAGTTAATTCAGATGTTATGTTAGAAGCTCGTAAACAAGCTTGTAAAGAGATTAATGAGATGTTTGGACTAAATATATCAGTAGAACGTAGAAGAAACCTTAAAATTGATTTAAATGAATTTGATGATGATAATGATACTATAATTGATGAAGAAGGTGATACAAAGTGATTTATGCTAGATATACAGAAGTTTTATATAATTTATTAAATAATGAACAAACAAGAGCTTTAATTGATGAAAAGATGTCAACATATCCACTATATGTATCAACATCTAAACAAGAATATGGAATACCAAATATCATACCGACTAGAGAAGAATTAAATAAAAAGATATTAGATTATTATAAATATCGTGAAATTGGTTTTGAAACTGTAGGTAGGTTTCTTGATGAACTTGAAATATCATTAAATGAAATAATGCCATACTATAATCAATTATTCTTTAGTGCTGACCAAGATTATAATATTATTTACAACGTAGATTATAAACGTACTATTGATAGAGATTTATCAGGTAATACAACATCTTCTTCAACTGGTGAAACAACATCTAATTCTACTGATTCAAATACTACTAATACAGATATTTATGGTAAAAATGTAGAATCTGATACACCACAATCACAATTAGGTATAACTAATAAACAAATAAATCAAGTTGATTATGCTAATAAAGTAACATGGGATAATACATCTAATACAGGAACAAGTACAGGAACAGCAACAACTACAGCTGATTCTACAGCTTCAGGTTCAGGTACTAATAAAGAAATAGAATCTACACTTGAAACTACAAAAGGTAATTTTGGTGTAGTATCAGCTCAAGATTTGATTAAAAAATATAGAGAACTAATAATTAATATTGAGCAAATGATAATTAATGACCCTAGAATCACAGAATTATTTATGTTAATATACTAATGTTTCACGTGGAACATAATAAAAAGAGCCTATTCTTTAGGTTCTTTTATTTAAATAAAATCATCACTTATAAAATCACTTCTTTTATATTTATCCATCCTTTTAGGTTCTTTTAAACGATATTCTATAATATCCAATACTCTTTTAGATATATAACTTAATAAAGCTATTATCATAACTATAATTATAAATAAAGATACATCCATTTATTTATCACTCACTTTCAAACAAGCACAAATAAAGAAGCCTGTAAATAATCCTATAATAAATTTAATCATTATTACCTCTTTCAATAGGTAAATTTATGATATTAAATTCAATATCAAATAAAGCTCTTAAAACATCAATAATATATGTTTCGTTTATATCAAATTCCTTTGCTTCACTAACTTTTGATGTAAAACGAACACTAAATTCATTATCAAAATTTTCTAAATCCATATGTTCTATATACATATTACCTAATTGTATTATCATTATTTATCACTTCCTTTAATCCAATATCTTTCACATATAGTTGAACTATAAAAATCATTAGGTTCTAATTGATAACATTGATGGTCTATCATCATATCAATAAATTCTAAAAATAATCCTAATATAATCATAAAAATACCTAATATTAAAATACCAAATGCAATATTAATTCTTTTATCAATTTCCATAAATATCACCTTTCTTTACTACTATAATTTTTATATTTTGTCTTTTTAATTGTGCTTTTAAACTTTTATATTCCCAAGTATTTAAAATTTTAGTTGTTTTATCAAAATCTTCCCAAACATTAATTGTAATATCTTTTAATTTTGGTAAATCCTTCTTTAATTGTTCGTATGTGCTATATATTCTCATCATATCACCTTATAATCCAATCCCTTTAATTTTAATATTAATATGTATAAATAGAATCTTATTCCCTTTCTTTTAAAATGCTTACAAGTTTTATAATATGTTACATGGTCAGTTTTTAATCTAACTAATACATCCATTTAATCCCTCATTTCCAAAATATCTAATGATAATAGTAATTTTAATTTATCATCACATATTTTACTTACATTATTAGGAGCTAAATAAAACATCTCAACACCTAAATATTCAAGTGTATCAATATCAAATGCTAAATATATTCCCTGTTTAACAGGATAAATAAATTCCCTCTTTAGCTTCTTAAATAAATTTAAATAATTCTTATTAATTATTATCATTCTAATCATCACCCTATTTTAAAACTTTATTTGCTATAATCTGTTTACTATTTAGTTCTTTATTCTCAACATTCCATGTT